TAATATGTGGGAATCAGAAGATGACCAACCTACGAGTGAGGATGCCGAAGCCACTACTGAGAACGAGGAAGTAGTAGCAGAGGATACAATAGAGGAAGATGAAGTTGAAACTGAGGAGGTCTCGGAAGAGGAAACCACCGCAGAAGTAGAGGAAGTTGAAGAAGGCGAAGAGGAAGTAGAGGAAGAAGCAGTAGACTCCGTATATACTATCAAAGTAGACGGAGAAGAATACGAAGTAAATCTCGAAGAACTCAAAGCTGGATACCAAAGACAATCTGACTATACTCGTAAGTCTCAAGCACTAGCAGAAGGACGTAAAGAAAACGAAGCAATTCAATCTGAACGTATGGCGTTAGAGCAGGAGAGACAGATGTACGCTAATGGCTTGCAGATGCTGAAAGACCAGCAAGAAGCCAAGCTTTCTGAGTTTAATGATGTTGATTGGAACACCTTGAAAGAGGAAGACCCTTACGCATATATGCTTAAGAAGGATGAATTTAGAGACGCACAGGAAAAGGTACAGAATGCTACACAACAACAGCAGATTGTGCAGCAACAGCAGTATCAACAAGCACAACAAGTCAGAGCAACCTTTGTTCAAGATGAGTATGCTAAGTTGATTGAAGCCGTACCTGAGTGGGGAAATAAAGATAGCACTGTTAAGGATGATGTACGTAAGTATGCCTCTGAAGCAGGGTTCTTACCCGCAGAAGTTGACCAACTGGCAGACCACCGTAGTGTTATTATACTTAAGAAGGCTATGGAGTTTGACAGGTTAACTAAAAAGATAGCCCCTAAAAAGAAGGCTGTCAAGAAAGTTCCTAAAGTTCAGAAATCTGGAAGAGGCAAAGTTAAATCAGAAGCAGCTAATGAAGCAGCCAATAAAAAGCGTGCAAGGTTAAGGAAGTCAGGCAAACAAGATGATGCCGCTTCCATATTTTATGATATGTTATAATATAAAAGGAAAACATAATGGCTACAACTACACAATTTAAGACTTACGATGCGAAAGCTATGCGTGAGGATTTATCAGATGTTATTTACGACATCAGTCCAACGGACACACCTTTTCTGAGTGGTATTGCGAAGAAAGGTTCAGTAACAAATACACAGTTTGAATGGCAGACTGATGCACTAGCAGCAGCTTCTGGTGTTAATAAGCACGTGGAAGGAGCAGCAGTAGGTGCAGCTTCTATGTCAGACACTACTCGTTTATCTAACTACACACAAATCTCTAAGAAGGTTGTTGAAGTTACTGGTACTCACGAGTCAGTAGATAATGCTGGTAAGAAATCTGAGATGGCTTACCAACTAGCTAAAGCTTCTAAAGAGCTTAAGCGTGATATGGAAACTACACTACTTGCAGACACAGCGGGTTCAGCAGGTGCTGCTGGAACTGCGCGTGTTACTCAAGGTGCTGCTAAGTTTATTACGTCTAACGTAGTAGATGCAGGTACTACAGGCTCACACGCTGCTATTGTTGATGGTGATATTGTAAGTGCAGCTGAGAAGTGTTGGACTGCAGGTGGTACTCCATCTACTATCCTACTAGGTGCTACTAATAAGAAAGTAGTTACTGCTTTATCAGGTCGTGCAGAAGCTACTCGCTCCGTTGTTGATGACAATAAGTCACTATACAACGCAGTGGACGTATATGTTTCTGACTTCGGTACATTCAACATTCAGTTGGATAGATTCTGTGACCAGGATTTAGTGTACGTACTTGATAGTGATATGTGGTCAGTAGACTACTTACGTGACTTCCAAACAGTTGACATCGCTAAAGACGGTGACTCTGATAAGAAGATGCTGTTAGTGGAATATGGCTTACGCTGTGGTAATGAAGCAGCTAACGCTAAGATTAGATACACTACTGGTTAATATCAGTTAATTAGACCCCTAGGAAACTGGGGGTTTATAATACTATGGCTCTAAAAACAGAACTTATTGAGAACAGAGATGGCAGTATGACTGCTGTCACTACTCAAGACACAGAAGAAATCAAAATAATAGTGGATGATAACTCCCTATTAAAGTTTGACTCAGCTCGGAGTGGACGAGCACAATATAATGGAGACTCACAATTCTCTCATAGGGTAGCAAGAATACCTATGATTGTAGTTGAGAAGATGATGAGAGATGGTGTGTGGGGCAATCAAGATAGAATGCAAGCTTGGCTAAACGACCCAGAGAATGCACCATTCAGAACAACTAAAGGTAAAGTATAAAGGCAAACTATGGCACTAACTAATTATACAGAAATCAAATCAGCAGTCGCAGAATGGTTAGACCGTACTGACCTTACCTCTAATATCCCTGACTTTATTTCTTTAGCGGAAGCACGAATCAATAGAGATTTAAGAATACGTGCGATGGAAACAAGAAGTAAAGCAACTACAACAACTAGTGATAGGTACATAAAGTTACCTACAGCTTATCTTCAGATGAGAAACATTCAACTCAATACTGACCCAGTAACCCCTCTTGAGTTTATTTCTCTTGAGATGTTAGACAGACTATATGGGTCTAACACAACAGGAAAACCTATTGCTTATTCTATAGTAGGTGAAGAGTTCCAAGTAGCTCCTATACCAGATGCTGCTTACGAGATAGAGGTGGCATACTATAAGAAGTTTGATACACTAGGTGATGGTACTGGCTCAACAGTCACTAGCAACTGGTTAACTCTTAATGCTCCTGATGTTCTTTTGTATGCTTCTTTATTAGAGGCAGAACCATTCATTAAGAATGATGAAAGAATACAGGTATGGTTAACAGGTTATGAAAATGCTATAAGAAAAATAACAGATGCGGACGATAGAGACAGACACTCAGGCTCTACTATGCGTGTAAGAAATATATACTCGGGTGTCAACTAACAACAATAAAAAGGAGATAGAATAATGTCGTTTAGTAATTATTTAGAAACAAAGATTTTAAGTCACGTATTCTCAGGTGCTGCTTATACAGCACCAACGAAATACTTAGCACTATTTACAGCAGCACCTGGTGAAACTGGTGGTGGTACTGAAGTATCAGGCGGTGGTTATACACGTCTTGCTTGTGCTTTCACTACTTCTGGAGATACAACCAGTAATACTGACGCAGAGGAATGGGCTACAGCAACTGCTGCTTATGGCACAGTAACTCACGTTGGTGTTATGGATGCTTCCACGAGTGGTAACTTGATGGCTTACGCTACACTCACAGCATCAAAAGCTATTGCTGTAGGTGACGTGTTCCGTATCCCAGCAGGTGACTTGGATATTACACTTAACTAAGATATAACAAATGTCGCAGTATAACAAGTGGCGGTATAACAGAGGCGGTTACTCGTCTGCTGATGTAACTACTTGTTCTGCTGCAACAACAGCCACCTCTTCGACTACCTGTTCAGGTGATGTAGTCATAGATGGAGCTGCTGCAACAACAGCTTCTTCATCTACTTATGTATCAGCTCAAAGGATTAGAGAGTCAGGCTCTCTTACAATAAGTGATTCAGTAGTTGCTATTGTCTATGTAAGAGTAAGAGAAGGTTCTATTGTTGTTGCTGGACTGTCTTCGGTATCAGTCACAGCAGTAAGAGTAAAAGACTCTGGTGCTACTATCAGTGCTATTAGCTCTGTAACATCATCTAGTCAAAGAGTAAGAGAAGCNCTGCTGCAACAACAGCCACCTCTTCGACTACCTGTTCAGGTGATGTAGTCATAGATGGAGCTGCTGCAACAACAGCTTCTTCATCTACTTATGTATCAGCTCAGAGGATTAGAGAGTCAGGCTCTCTTACAATAAGTGATTCAGTAGTTGCTATTGTCTATGTAAGAGTTCGAGAAGGTTCTATTGTTGTCGCTTGTCTGTCTTCGGTATCAGCAACAGCAGTAAGAGTAAAAGACTCTGGTGCTACTATCAGTGCTATTAGCTCTGTAACATCATCTAGTCAAAGAGTAAGAGAAGCAGAAGCATCACTATCAGCTATATCCTCTACTTCTGTAAGTGCTACTAGGGTTAGAGAAAGCTCCTCCACTACTTCTGCAACTTCTACTATATCTTGTGATGCAACGAGAGTAAGAGAGTCAGATGCAACCATAAATTCTAATGCAGTTATCTCCTTATCTGCAACTAGGGTTAGGGAGTCAGGCGCTCTATCTGCTGGTGACACAGTAACTGTTGTCATCTACGAAAGAGTAAGAGAATCAGCATTAGCGGTAACAGCATTAGCTACACTATCAGCCTCTTCAACAAGAGTAAGAGAGTCATCTGCACATATTAATGCTAGTTCGTCTTCACTATTAGTTTACGAACGGATAAGATTAGCAAGCGGATTAGTAAGTTCTACATCAGTGACGGTCACAGTAGCAAGAGAGAAATGGGAGTTCATTTCAGAAGGAACTGATGGATGGTCAGTTCTAGCAGAAGGCTCTGAGACATGGACGAAGATAGCGGAAGGAACAGAAACATGGACGAAGATAGCAGCATAGGATAAATTATGGCATTAATACCTTTACAACTTCCACCAGGCGTACTTAGAAACGGTACAGACTTTGAATCATCTAACAGATGGAGAGATGCCAGTCTTGTTAGGTGGAATGATGGCTCTTTACGTCCTGTAGGTGGTTGGAAGGTCAGAGAACAAAGTACATCCTTTACAGTTGCAGCAGGAGGTCAATCTACTTTTACTGTTACTTACTTTGTTGGTTATATAGAAGTTTACCTAAACAGTGTATTAGTTGCTTCAAATGATTATGTTGCAACAAACGGAACTACCGTTGTATTAGATACCGCAGCTACTGTAGGACAAAAAGTAGAGGTTAAGTCATTACGCTCATTAGCAGAACCTCCTAGAGCTTCCTTATCTTGGGTAGCAAATGATAGCACCTCTAATTTTGTAGCAGCAACATACAACAAACTATATTATTTAAGTGAGTCTATGTCTGTCACTGATATAACGCCAGGAGGGTGTTCTAATCCAACATATACCACTAAGACAGCTTGTGAGGCAGTCTCTGAAACATGGACAGAAGCTCTTTCTGTAGGTGAAAAAGATGCAGTAATCAACAACTCATACGGTGGTGGATATTGGGGAATTGGAAATTATGGTCAAGATAGACCTAATTCTAACGTCTATCAAGAGGCTACTACGTGGTCTTTAGATAACTGGGGTGAATACTTACTTGCTTGTTCTGTAGATGACGGAAAGATATACGAATGGACGGGCAACACAAGTGTGCTACCTACGCCATTATCAGGCGCACCTGTTGATAATAAATCTATGTTAGTTACAGAAGAAAGGTTTGTGTTTGCTTTAGGAGCAGGTGGAAACCCTAGAAAGATTCAATGGTGTGATAGAGAAGATAATACAGCTTGGACTCCTAGTGCTACGAACGAGGCTGGTGACTTTGAACTGCAAACCTCTGGTCAGATTATGTGTGGCATTAGAATGAGAGGACGGACAATCATACTGACTGACAGTGATGCTCATATTGCTACTTACCAAGGACCACCATTTGTATATGGCTTTGAAAGAGTTGGTACAGCTTGTGGAGTTGTAGCAAGAAAAGCACTTATTGCTGTAGATGAGGGCGCTTTCTGGATGGGGGCTAAAGGCTTCTTTGTATTTGATGGTAGTGTTGCGAAAGAATTAAAATGCGATGTACTAGACTACATATTTAGTGATGTAAACTATAACCAAATTAGCAAGGTATATGCAGTACATAACTCTCAACATGGCGAAGTATGGTGGTTTTATCCATCAGACGGTTCATTAGAGAACGATAGCTATATTTCTTTTGATTATAAAGAAGGTCATTGGAACACAGGAAGAATATCCAGAACTTGTGGAATAGACAGAGGCACGTTCGATGTTCCTTTATGGATTGACGCTAATGGTGTGGTATATGACCATGAGACAGGAACTTCACACACACCTCATATTCCATTTGCGGAGTCAGGTCCTATTAGTATAGGTAATGGCGACCAAGTTATGAAAGTAACTAACTTAATACCTGACGAACTTGTTAAAGGTAACGTCAATGTAACATTCAAAACAAGGTTCTATCCTAATGCTACTGAGACCGTACATGGACCATATTCATTATCATCACACACACATGAGAATGTTCCCATTAGATTTACAGGTAGACAAGTAAGGATTAGAATAGAAGGAAAACACCTCTCTTCATGGAGAGCAGGAATTATGAGAATTGAAGCAAGACCAGGAGGTAAGCGATGAGCGCACCAGTTCCACCGCCACCATTAGGAAGTAGTTGGAAGCAGTGGGGTGAAAGCCTAAATACGTTTATCGTTAGAACTAGAGACCAACCAAGATATAAAACAGGCGGTGAATCTGCATCCGAAGATGGTATTTTGATGTGGGATAGAGCTTTAAATGCTTTAGTAGTGTCTAAGAATGGTGTTTGGGTAAAGGTTAAATTAGACCCATGAACTTAAAAGAAGAATTATTAAGATGTAAAGAATGGATAGAATCAGCACTTGATAAGGGTGGTGATACGCACAGTTTCATAGACATTGCAAAAGGTGTTATAAGTGGGAAAATGCAGTTGTGGTCTGGAAAAAAAGGCTGTGCAGTAACAGAGATAGTAGTGTATCCTAACAAAAAAGTGCTACATGTCTTCTTGGCAGGTGGAAAACTTGAACAAATTACGGATATGCACTCGGATGCGGTAAAATGGGCTAAAGACCAAGGCTGTGATGGTATGACACTAAATGGCAGAGCAGGTTGGAAGAAGATTTTAGACAAAGAAGGGTGGAAACCTCAATTTGTCACACTAAGTAAGGAGTTTTAAGATGAGCGGTGGAAAAGGCGGAAGCAAGACTAGCGAGGTAACAATACCTGATTGGGTCAAAGACCCTTCAGTTAGGAATCTACAAAGGGCTGAAGATATGCAACAGATAGGGTACAAACCTTATTATGGTCCTGATGTGGCAGCAATTACCCCAGCTCAAGAGGCATCATTCAATGCTAATATAGGAGCAGGTGAGGCTTTTGGCTTATTACAACCAGGCTCTCTAACAGCAACTTCGGGTATGCCTGACAAACAAACATTTGCAGGTGGTGTACAAGGTTACTCATCAGCACCAGGATATGAACAAGCATTAGCAGAGTATAAGGCGCAAAATCCTGACCAATCGGCACAATATGATGCTTTATTTGGGGGGTCAGTGTAATGGGGATGCAATCAGGAATGAGTGGAGTGGTACAAAATCCACAAGTCAAACCCATACTTAATAATATGATGAATCAAGGTCAGCCTCAACAAGTGGCTCATGGTGGTATGAACCAACCTGGGAATACTATGATGAATCAGCCTATGCCTGCTATTATGCCTATTAATCAGCCTGGGAATAACATGCCTATGCCTATTAATCAGCCTATGCCTGCTGTTATGCCAACAGCCCCAACAGCCCCAGCTCCGAATATTAATACAACAGCAGCACAAGGTATCAACACTGCAATTCAAGGTTCAACAAACCAGATAGGATTCCAACCAGGTCAACTAGCAACAACTAATCTTGACCCTTATATGAATCCTTATCAACAGAATGTTATTGATAAGTCTATTGCTGATATTAATAGACAAGGCTCACAAATGCAAAATACTTTAGGCGCACAAGCAAGTGCAGCCAACGCATTTGGTGGCTCAAGACATGGTATTGCAGAAGGTGAGTTAGGTAGAAACATATTACAAAGTGTAGCTGATACTACAACAGGTTTGAATCAACAAGGATTCACACAAGCACAAGGCGCAGCACAGACAGATATTGCTAACCAGATGCAAGGCGCTCAACACAACCTTAACGCAGCAGGTCAGTTAGGTAGTTTATCTAACTTAGGCTTCGGCATGGGTCAGACAGTATCTAACAACTTGGCACAACAAGGCGCACTACAACAAGGAACTAATCAAGCACTTATTGATGCTATTAAAGGTCAGTTTGGTGGCTACTCAGGTGCAGGAGCAGAGGGTCTAGGTTGGTTAAGTCAAGCTCTAGGCGCTACAACAGTTCCACAGACACAAACAGATACTAAACAACCAGGCTTATTTGATTACTTAACATTAGCAATGTCTTAGGAGATTAGAATGGGATTCTTGATGGACTCAGTAGGAAATTGGAATAAGTCTAATGATGAGATGGACCGCCTCAAGAAATTACTAGAGGAAAATCAGTTTAAGGATAACTTTAACGCCTTAGACACTGCTAGACAGTATGAAGGATTAAACAATAGATTAGGTGAAGGCTTTATGTCACATCTAGGCGACCAATTTACAGGACGAATGATAAACAAAACAGGTCTTGATAGATTTGGTGTTGGTGCTGATAATCCCTATATGCAATCACAACAGTTTGAAGGTCAAAGTATGAACGCTGTACCTGATGGTATGCAAGCAGGAATATTAGATGCTATAAGAGGAAATCAAGGCGCTGTATCAGGTGGCTTATTAGACTTTATTAATAGACCACAAGACAGTTCAGGCGCTATTAATGTTGCACCTAAGAGCGGTGGAAGCGACAATATGGAAAAAATACAGATGCTAATGAAATTATTTGGCGCTGGCGCATAGGAGAATTATGGCAAGTCACTTATTACAAGAACTATTGAATAGTTATGGACCTATAGCGGAGCAGTTGGTTATAAATCCAGGGGATATGAGACCTAAGACTATGACACCTATGAGTAATAACTCTCCTATAAACGGAGGAACTCCTGCAGCAGATACAACACCATTCAATCCTCCACCTAGTTTTATGGACAAAATGAGTGGTGCTGTCTCAGATATGGGAGGCTCTATTTCTGACGGTGCTTCAAGTATGTGGGATAGTACAATGGGTGACGATGCTTGGCGATTACGAAAAGCTATTGCATTGAACTCAATGAGACTTGAGCCTGATGCTGCACTAACAGCGTCTTTAACTAAAAGATTAGAGTTAGTTAGCAAGAACAAGCAAGCAAACCAAACAGTAATTAAGTTACGTGAGATGGGTAGAAACGATTTAGCCGATGCTGTAGAGAGTGGAGCATTGAAAGGAACAGACGCATGGACTTTA